GCTGCTGGCGCACTTGGTGGTGGTTTAGGTGGTGGATTATTTGGTCAGGGAGGTAGTTTTGCTGGAGGTATTGCCGCTACTGCTGCTGTTACCGCAATTAGTCAGTTGGTAAATTCAGTCAAAGAACTTGGTACTGCACTTAGAAAACCATCTGAAAATATTGATATTTTAGTTCAACGTGCTGGTATATCTGGTACTGCTCTTGAACGTCAAGTTAGTAAATTAAAAGAATTAGGATTAGAAGCTACTGCTGCTGACATTGCTTTAGCTGAAATTGATGAATTTGCTGATGTTGAACAACTTAAGAAATTATCAAAATCTTTTGAACAATTAGGAAACACTTTTGCAAAATTAAATACTCAAGTGTTGTCATTTGTTTCTCAAGGTTTAGGAGATTTTGCTTTCTTTTTGAATGAGGTTATGCAAGGAGCATCTGCTGGTTTTACTTTACGAGATGTCAAAGAGGCTGTACCAAAAGGTCGTGAAGATGAATTTAATAAAATGTTAGGAAAACTTGTGCCTGGTAGTTTACCTAGTAATCGATTTACTGCTGCTTTAGGTACTAATTTTGATAGAGCAAAAGGTTTTGGTGCTGATGTTTTAACACCTGATGTTTTAAATCAATTAAGGGCAGAATTTGTTCCATCTTCTGCACCAGCTAAAGTAAAAATTTCTCAAGATTTACTTGGTAGTGCAAGATCAGTAAAAATAGATAATTTAAAATCAGAAATTGAACTAGAAGCTCAACGACTAACACAAAGAAGTGAAGAGCAAGATGTTATAAGAAAAACTAATGAAATTAAGAAAATTGAATCACAAATAGCACTTAAAAAGTTTGAATTTGACAAAACAGAAGAGGGTAGTAGAAAAGATAAATTAGGAGATAAATTAGAAGAATTAAGATTACAAAGAGACTTAAATAAAGCACAGCTAGAAAATGCAAGAATCCTTGCAGACCCTGTGCAAGCAGCAGTAATAGGTTTGCAAAAAGAGTTAAATAAGTTAAATGACATACGGTATCAGTTAGTTGAAGCTGCCACTGCTATTGGTAATGCGTTTAGTGAATCGTTTAAAGGAATAGTTAGTGGATCGATGACAGCCCAACAAGCATTAGCAAATCTATTTCAAAGAACAGCAGATCATTTCTTAGATATGGCTGCACAAATGATTGCAAAGCAAATACAAATGAAAATATTAGGAATAGGTTTTAATTTGTTTGCAGGTGCAGATGTAAGAGGTGCGGCTACTGACGCTGGTAGATCTGTTTTAGATATGAATCAAATAATGAATGGTGGACTTGAAACAGTGATAGGTGGAAATAGAAATAGAGCAACAGGTGGGCCAGTATCAGGAGGATCTCCTTACATAGTTGGAGAGAAAGGCCCAGAATTATTCGTTCCAGGTGCTAGCGGTAATATCGTTCCAAATCATGCAATGGGAGGAGCAAACGTAGTAGTTAACGTAGATGCTTCTGGTTCGTCTGTTCAAGGTGACAGCCAAAGTGCTAGTGAATTGGGTGAACAACTTGCAGCAGTCGTTCAGGCTGTAATAATTAATGAAAAAAGAGTTGGAGGTTTATTAAACTAATGGCAGAAGCTTTCCCTATTGCTAACCCTAAATACAATTTCACTGTCTCAAGACAGCCGAACATTAATGTTGTAAGTTTTGGAGATGGTTTAGAACAAAGGTTAACGGAAGGATTAAACCAAAATCCTATAACTTTAAATTTAAAGTTTGATTTAACACAGACACAATCTACAACAGTAATAACATTTCTTAATGCAAGAATTACAGATGGTGAGTCTTTTACTTTCCTTGTTCCAAACGAGAACGTAACGAAAAACTTTGTTTGTTTGTCTTACAATACGGTTATTCCTTTTCAAAATAGAGTTACATTAACTTGTTCATTTAGAGAAGTATTTGAATCATAATGGCAATACCTTTTGTTGAATTAAATAAGATAAGTCCAAGCTCTATTATTGAATTATATGAGCTTGAACTTACTGTTGGTTTACATATACCAACCGGTAATCCTGATAGTTTAGATACTGTATTCAGATTTCATGCTGGCGCAAATTTAAATAATTTTGGGGAAATAAAATATAATGGTAATAGTTATCAAAGAGTGGCTGTAAAAGCGGAAGGTTTTGAAGATACAAGTACAGGTACAATCCCAAGACCTACTCTTACTTTTAGTAATTTAGGTGGCGTACAGAAAGACGCAAGCGTAGTTAATATGACTGATTTTTTAGATATTGTTAATACGGTGACTCCTGGAAATGATTTATTAGATGCAAAATTTACAAGACTTCTACCACTAGCTTCCGCACTTGATAATGATAATTTTGTAGGCGACAACCCTTTTGGTACGCCTAGTACAGATAAGTTACAAGATAGAGTTTATTACATAGATAGAAAAGCTGTTGAGAACAGAAAAATAGTACAGTTTGAACTAGTAAGTGTTTTAGACATGCAGAATAAAAAAGTACCTGTCAGAATAGTCACAAGAGATTTATTCCCTGCTGCTGGGACGTATGTTTAATGGCTTGTTATTCATGGAGTAAAGAGGCTTATAAACACGCAACAGAGTGTTATCCAGAAGAATGTTGTGGCCTTGTTTTAGATATAGAGGGAAAGCATGTGTATTGGAAGTGCAAGAATATATCGAAAGCGTATAAAGAAGAATCATTTGTTATAGACCCCTTGGACTATGCTGATGGTGAAGATCAGGGGGAAGTTTTAGGCATTGTTCATAGTCATCCTGATGGATTATTAGAGTTTAGTCATACTGATAAACTCAGTTGTAAGTACAATGATTTAACTTTCTATCTTGTAGATCCAAAGTTGGAATCTATTATTAAGTTAGAACCAGGGGAAGTTGATGATTAAAGTAACTGTCTATGGTCGTCTGAGGAAATTTTTAGGACAGTCTACGTTTGAAGTAGACGCAGCAAGTCCTAGACAAGCCTTTAGTTTTTTAATAACTAATTTTGAAGGAGTAGCGGATCACATTAAAGAACAAGAATATTGTGTCATGGCAGGCAACGTAAAAATCACAGAGGATTTAATAGATTTACAGACAGAAAGCGATATAAAAATAATACCTGTTGTACATGGTGAGGTTGTAACGTTTATTCTTGCTGCTGCCTCGTTTGCGACAGGAGCTATAGCTGCCGCTACAGGTGGAACTCTTTTGGGTATAGCGGCTACTACGTTTTATACAATGGGAGCTAGCTTTCTACTTCAAGGTGTTAGTAATTTATTATTTCCACCTCCTAAACCTCCTAAAATGGAAGTTGATGAACAAAACCCCAGTTTTATTTTTACAGGAACAGCTAATATTTCAAAACAAGGTGTACCTATAAATATTGTTTACGGAGAAACAATGATTGGCTCTAATGTTATAAGTGCAAGTGTTGATACTCTACAAGTAACGAACGGGTAAGCTATGGCTCAGGCAGTAATATCAAATTTCAACGAGGCGGACGGCCTCACAATATTTGGAACTGTTTTATTACCTCCTTATACTTTAAAGTCTGTAGATTTTACGACTTTAGTAGAAGTTTTATCTGAAGGAGAAATTGAAGGCAGTGCTACAGCACATAAGAATGGTATTACTGATAGAACTTCAGCAGCTTATGCAAATGCTTTTAAAAAAGATTTATTTTTAGATGATTTACCTCTTGTAGAAGCAGATGCTGATGTTAATAATGTTGCTGACTCTGATTTAAATTATAAAAGTGTTGAATTTAATTTTGAATTTGGCACGGTTAATAACAAAGTATTACCAGCAGCAGAAGTACAAGCGACTGAGAGGACTGGAGGCGATATTGGGCAAGAAGTGTCTTTTCCTGATGATGGTTCTGTAACACCACGATCTGTCCAGATAACTAATACTGCTATAGACAAAGTAAGAGTAAGGGCTTATTTCCCCCTGTTTTATCGAATTTCTGAAGACTCAGGCAATAGAAAAACTACATCTGTCCAGGTTTTAATTAAAATAAATCCTAGTAATGGTGGTGAACAAACAATTATTACCGAGTTAGTAGAAGGTAAAAGTACTTCTGCTTATAACCGTGATTACGGCATTATTTTATCTGAGGTTCCAGGTTATAACAATAAAGCTATTGGAGAAAGCGGAGCTTTTTTTCCTTTCACGATCACTTTATCTAGATCTACTACCGAAGGTGATGATAATGTTTTCAATAAGATGAGATTAGGTGGAGTTACAGAGATTATTCAAGAGTCAAATAATTACCCTAATGTTGCCTATACGTCACTTCGTTTTAGCGCAGAAGAATTTACAAGTTTACCATCAAGAGTATTTAGAGTAAGAGGTAAAAGAGTTAAAATTCCTCACAACGGGACAGTTGAACTTGCAACAGGAAGAATAACTTATACTGGTACGTTTAACGGATCTTTTAAGGCTGATAAAGAATGGACAAGTGACCCTAGTTGGATACTCTATGATTTATTAATAGATGATAGATACGGGTGTAATTTACCTGAATCATCTTTAGATAAATTTGTTTTTCGTAAGGCTAGTGAATATTGTGGGGAACTTGTAGATGATGGGCAAGGTGGTCAAGAACCTAGATTTTCATTAAATGTAAATATAAGAGAACAGAGTGAAGCATTAGAGGTTATTAATGATATTTGCTCGGTAATGAGAGCCATGCCTTTTTATTCAGAAGGCACGGTAAAAATATCACAAGATGCGCCAAACGACTTTGCAAATCCTAGTGTAATTTCTTATGATTATGTTTTTAACAATGCAAATGTTGTAGATGGTACGTTTGAGTACAGTGGTAGTTCTTTAAAGACAAGATTTACTACGATAAATGTTAGTTACTTGGACTTAGAGACTAGAGAACTAGATTATGTAACGGTAAAAGATAATACAGCAATAGCTAAATACGGGGAGACAATAAACACGATTAGAACATTTGGAACAACATCAAGAGGTCAAGCACAAAGAGTTGGCAAATGGTTTTTAAATACACAACAGACTGCTACTGAATCTTGTTCTTTTGAGACAAATATTGCTGCTGGTTCGATTGTTCAGATAGGCAGTATTATCGGTATTGCAGATGTATTAAAATCAAGTGCAAGAAGAGGCGGAGTTGTAAAAGCAGCAACAACAACTCAAGTCACAATTGATAATGTTGCCAACACAAGTCAACCTGACATAAGTGATTCACCAACTATCAGTTGTTTATTAAGTAATGGAAAGGTAGAGACTAAAACAATTCAAAGTTATTCAACTGATCAGACTGTTGTAAATGTCAGCAGTGCTTTTTCTTCTGCTCCTGTTGTTAATAGTCCGTATATTTTTGAGTCAGCTAGTCAGCAAGTTTCAGATTGGCGTATTATTAATATAAAAGAAACAGATAAGAAAACATATGTTATTAGTGCTCTTAGTCATAATCAAGGTAAATATGCGGCAGTAGAAGATGGGGAAGCATTACCGCAGAAAACTGTAAATGCCGTTGTTTCTTTATTACCTGCTCCTTCAGGTGTGACGATTGAAGAAAAAATAGTGACTATAAATAGTAGAGCAGTTCCTAAAGTATTTATTGACTGGGATGTTGTTTATGGTACTTCTTATTATATTTTGCAATACAGGCGAGATGATGACAATTTTACCGTAATTGAAACTCGTGAAACATCACATGAAATTATACAAACAGAATTTGAAGCTGGATCTTATACTGTAAGGATATCCGCAGTAAATAGTTTAGGTAAGGGTTCACCTGTACTAGAAAGCACTGTTTCTGTTGATGGTCTATCTGCTAAACCGGAGAACCCTACTGGGTTTGAAATAGAACCTATAAATAACTACCAAGTAAGACTTACTTGGGATAAATCTATAGCTCTTGATGTGGTTAATGGTGGTCGTTGTTTAATAAGGCACACAACAGCTTCTCTTGCCAATACAAAGTTTTCTGACGCAACAGAGATAGATAATCAAAACGGTAATACGACTCAAATGGTTGCACCAGCTATGCCTGGCACGTATGCAATGAAATTTGAGGATTTAGCGGGTAATTTATCAATAACAGAAGCTAAAGTAGAGTTTTCACTTCCTGAAACAGAAGATGTACTTGCTATAAAACAACAAAGAGAACAAAGTTCATTTAGTGGTAACAAGCCTAGCAACCATTTGTCTGTTGTTTCAGGTGCTTTACAGTTAACAAACCCTGCAACGTCATTAACCGGTACATATGAGTTTGCTAATGTTTTAGATCTAGGTGCTGTTTATCAAAATGTACGTTTAATTAGACATATCAAAAGTGAAGGATTCAATATTTCTGATGATTTTGATGCTATTCCTCTCATAGATAATAGGGATAATTTTGATGGTGAAGGTAGCGATAGACTTAAAGGTAGACTTAAAGTACAAACATCAACTAACGGTTCATCTTATACAAGTTTTCTTAATTTAAGAAATGGTTCATTTGTTGGACGTTATTTTAAATTTAAAAGTGAACTTATTTCTGTTGACGCAAACGAAAATATCAAATTTACAGAATTAGGATTTGATGCTTCTTTGCCATCTAGAACAGAGAATAAATATATATCGTCAGGCAATGTTATAAGTACGCCTATTCAATCTGGTACGTCAGCTAGTGGTGTTGATATAGAATTTGCGAAAAGATTTTTTACGGGCACAAGTGATGTTGGCGGATCAACTACTACATTTTTACCCTCTGTTGTTATTGCGCCAGAAGATTTGCCTTCAGGTGCATACTTTGTGGTAAGTAATATTTCTGGGACAGGATTCACAGTCGTATTTAAAAACTCATCAGATGCGGCGATTGACGTGAAATTTACATTCCAAGCGTTAGGATACGGCAAAGGAGCTTAGTTGAATGACAAGAGTTACCGGAACTGGCAAGGAATCCTCAAGTAATTTTTCACCTGACAATGGCACTGGTCTTGCTGTAAGAAATGCAATAAAAGATGTATTTGAAGCCTTAAGAACTACCAATAGTGGTAGCGGCGACCCGACAGGAGCAGTTAATGTTGCTGCTAATCAAATACACGTTAACACCTCAGATAATCTATTAAAAATATGTACTGCGGTAGATAACAGTGGTAACGGTACATTTACAACTATTGGAAATACAACACAAGCAAATCTAGGTTTATTACCAAAGTCAGGAGGTACTTTAACTGGTGCTTTAACAGGTGTTGCTGGTACTGAATCTGCACCTTCTATTAATTTTGGGGATGCTGGTACGGGTCTTTTTAAAAAAGGAACGAACCAGATTGGCTTAGTCGCAAATCAAAATGAGATATCTTTTCTAGATCAAAATGGTCTAACAATAAACAATCAAAAAGAAATTAGGCTTAGCGAGCAAACAGGTAATGGTACAAATTATGTTGCCTTAAAATCTGCCAGTTCAGTTGCAAGCAATATTACTTTAACTTTACCAGCAGCAAATCCTTCTGTTGCTGGCTACGCTTTAATTTCTACGGATACATCTGGAACGTTAAGTTGGGGTGTTGCTGGCGGTGCTACTGGTGGTGGAACTAATCAAGTATTTTGGGAAAATGATACAAACATAACGACAGATTATGCAATCACAAACGGTAAAAACGCTGGAAGTTTTGGTCCTGTTACTATAGACTCAGGCAAAACAGTTACAATAGGTACTGGTGAAACTTGGACGGTGGTTTAAATGGCAGTAACGATTTCAGGTTCAACAGGAATTTCTTCAATAGATGGATCTGCTGCTAGCCCAGGAGTTAGAGGTGGTGATGCGAATACTGGGGTTTTTTATAGTGCCGATGCTATTAAATTTGCAACAGGTGGAGTAGAGCGAGCAGTTATTAATAACAACGGTTTTGCCGTTCCAGGTCATGTTATTCAAGTTCTTCAGAATGTCAAAAGTGACACAGCTTCGTTTGCAGCGTCTACTACTTATTCTGATACTGGATTATCTCAGATAATTACACCAAGTTCAGCAAGCAGTAAGATTTTATGCTTGTTTTCTATTTATGTATCTTGTAGTTCTTCTGGTGTTCCATATTTAAATCTTGTAAGAGGCTCTACGAATATTGCTCAACCTTCGGGAAGTGCAACTAACAAGTCGACTACAGTTAGCTATACAGCAGCCGGAGCTATGCGTTATCAATCCTATCAATTCCTAGATAGTCCAAATACGATAAATGCTACGACATACAAAGTTCAAATAAAATCGACAGGCGCTACAAGCTATATAAATAGATATTTTGGTTCTGACGATTATTATGCAACGAGTACCTTGACGTTAATGGAGATAGCAGGATGAGCGCAATTAAATTAATCCCGTCTAGTGGTGGGGGATCTGTTTCTTTAGTTCCACCTAGTTCGACAAGTGGGGCGGATGTAAATATTACATTGCCAACATCTGATCAAGGTTTTGGAAGGATCCTTCAAGTTGTTCAGGCTATTAAGCAAGATACATTTACTACAACAAGTAGCACTATGGTTGATGTAGGTTTAGCAGTCTCAATTACACCTGCTTCTACTTCAAATAAGGTATTAGTTGCAGTTAATCTAGGTCTTGTTGGTGGTCTTAATAATAGTTATCCTGGCTTTCAATTGGTAAGAGTGTCAGGGTCAACTTCTACTCCTCTTGGCTTAGGAAATACAGCAACAGGTAGTAGAGTTAATGTTACTTTTGGTAATTTAGGGTTTAACGGCCCTTCTGGAGATGTTACTAAAGGGTTGCAAGCTAGTTCTTCAAGTTATCAGTTTTTAGATAGTCCATCAGTTGTAGATACTTCTATAACTTATAAACTTCAGGTATTCAGTGGCTATAATTCACATTCAGTTTATGTAAATAGACAATTTACGAATGATGATCAACCCTATATTCAACGAAGTTCATCAACAATAACCGCAATGGAGGTAGCAGCATAATGTCAACGCTTAAAACAACAAATATTAAACATGCTTCTTCTTCTTCAAATAATATTGTTTTAAATAATGATGGAAGTACAACATTTCATCAAATTTCTAATGGAGTAGGAAAAGTTCTTCAAGTTCTACAAAATGTAAAAACAGATACGACTTCTACATCATCAAGTACCTATTCAGATACAGGATTGTCTCAAGCGATTACACCTACTTCAAGCTCAAGCAAGATTTTAGTTAATTGCTCTGTTGTTTACGGTGGTCAAAATGATGCTTATATAGGATTTAAAGTCTTTAGAGGTACAACCCCTATAGGAGTAAGTTCTGAAGGTTCAGGAAATCAAAGTAATGTTTCTTTTGGAGGTTCTGGAGATAGAACTCATATGGAATATATGACACATCCAGTATCATGGAGTTATTTAGATTCCCCAAATACAACCAGTTCCACAACGTATAAAATACAGTATGCGTCAAGATGGGATAGCAATACTATTTATATAAATAGACCGCATATTATTACTGATAATGGTCATGTTTTTTACACGACTTCAACTTTAACAGTAATGGAGGTCGCTACATGATTTCCTGTTTATTTTATTCTTTTTAAGCGATGCCTAGTTTAGATCACGAAGCCATTAGAAAAGCTTATCCAGCAGCCGTTACCATTGATGATGGAAGGGGAGCTTTCAATTCTAGTGGTGCCTCTATTACTTTAGAACAATCAAAGATTGACACAGCAAGAACAGAATTAAACGCAGAGGCTACGGCTGTTAAGTACAAGTCAGACAGAGCTACTGCTTTTGCTTCTGTAGGGGATCAATTAGATATGCAGTATTGGGATGCAGTAAATGGAACTACAACTTGGAAGGATCATGTTGCTAAAGTAAAGGCAGATAATCCTAAGCCTGGTTAAAAATGGCTATAGCACCTGGAACGTATGACATGACGATCCAACGAAGATCGGATCATAGCGTGAATTTTGAGCTAAAAGATTCAAATAATGCTGCTGTTAATTTGACAGGATATACTTTAACTTCACAAGTTTGGAATGATTCGAGGACAAGCAAAGCAGCAGACGCAACTATTACAGTTACTAACACGACAGGTGGTTTGTTTACTTGGAAAGTAACTGACACTCAAACAACGACATTTACAGGAGAAGAATATAAGTACGATATTTTATTGACAAATGGATCTGGGGATAAAGAATATTGGGTTGAAGGTACAATTTATATGAGTGAAGGTTACACAGCATGACATCAGTTAACGTTACTACTAATAAAAATACGATCACTGTTCAAGAAGGTGATGCTACGACAGTTACAGTTTCGACTCAGGGACCGCAAGGTGCAACTGGACCTGCTGGTCCGGCTAGTATTGATATAGAAGATTCAGCTAAGATAAATAAAAGTGTCATTTATTATGACTCGTCATCCGGTAAATACAAGGCTGACGCAACTTGGACAACTAGCACTCTGGTCTTTGGAGGTTCCTTTTAACCATGGCTAACACAATTCGGATAAAGAAAAGAGCTGCTAGTAGTGCGGCAGGTGCGCCTTCTACTTTAGCGCCTTCAGAACTA